ACAGTCATCATCGAGGCTAAAGCTAGTGGACAAAGTTTATTACAAGAGTTTAGAAGAATGGGTATACCAGTTATGGATTACACACCAGGAAGAGGACAAGATAAGCATTCAAGGGTAAATGCATGTTCTCCAATATTTGAATCAGGACAAGTTTATTATCCTCAAGATGAAAGATGGGCAGAAGAAGTTATTGAAGAATGTGCAGCATTTCCTCATGGAGAACATGACGATTATGTGGACAGCACTACACAAGCTATGTTAAGATACCGACAAGGTTCATTTATAACAACTTATTCTGACGAGGATGAGGTACGAAGTTATAAGGAACGTAAATATATATATTATTAGGAGATAAGACATGTCAAGAAAATCAAGAAGAAGAAATAAAGTCTTAGCTGCAATTGTCGGATTAGCTGGTGCCTCAAAACTTGGAATACTTCCAAAAGGCTCAACAGTAGGTATGGGTTCATCAGACATGTACACTAAGGCAGCAAGGGCAAGAAAAGTAGGAATGAAAAATAAATTGGGACCATTAGATAATGTTAAAGATACAGTAGCTAGTGGAATTACAAAACTTAAAAGATCTGACCTACCCGATAAAAGAAATATGAAATCAATTTTTGTTGGAGATGATGGATCAATTACAAAAGGTTTAGAAAAGTTTAAGAACAAAGAAATCTATGCCAAAACTATGAAAGAAAGAAGAGGCAGAACTGGTTTAAAAGATTTTTTAAATAAAGTTGTACTAGGTCCTAAAACTCAATTGAAAAAAGGTAAAATGGTAAAAGCTCGTGGTGGTGGAATGGCGAGAATGAAACCAACTAAACTTTACTAATGGCTGAAATTGAAAAAGCAATTGTTGAGGAGACAGAAACTCCTGAAACAGAAGAAGTAGATATTGAGTTAGAAACAGAAGAAACTCCACCAACTATTTCTGAAGTAGCAGATGCAGTAGACGATTTTTTTAAAAATATTGCAGAGGATTTATCTGATGAAGTATTACAAAGAATTTCTAATCGTTTGCTTGATGACTTTAAAAAAGATAGAGTTTCAAGAAAAGATTGGGAAACTTCTTATACTAATAATTTAGATTTACTTGGTTTAAATCAAAGAGAGATGACTAGACCATTTAGAGGATCTGCATCTGTTACCCATCCGCTTTTATCTGAAGCTGTTACACAGTTTCAAGCACAAGCTTACAAAGAATTATTACCATCACAAGGGCCAGTTAGAACTAGAGT